GTCTTTAGCAGATGCGATGACAGCAACGAAATCTTGGCTGACGTGTACGCTTGCACAGAGTCACTAAAAATGAACTCTTGGATAGCCTTGCCCTGCCTTTGGATAAACAAGGTTGAGCCGTCCACGTTTTGCAACCTAATGCCCGGCTTACTGCCAAAAGCAGTCTGCTGTTTGACGATAAGGTTGCTAGGTGTAATAGGCGTGTCTAGTGTTTGTGGCACATAGAACTCTGCGCCAGTTGTAAAGATTTGCAAGTGACGACCAGAGAAAATATCAACAATTGCGTTAAATGTGCCGGTGTCTAGTGTCGCTTCAACTGCCGCATCATCAAGCGCCTCGCCGGGGTCAAAGTTAAAGAAGGTCGCAACCCTCGATCCAAAGATGGTTGATGGCCTTTGTTTTGTGCCACCGAAATACAAACGCCCCTCGTGAAATGTTACACTGCGGGGATAGCCTCTAGTGCCTGACCAAGAATCCTCGTAACCCTCTTCATATTCCCAATCTGCGTCATCAATGTTACCAGTGTCGAACAACGGAACTTCCGCAAAACATTCTAACTTTGCCGCGCTTACTTTGCGAATTATACGCAAGCGGCCAAACGGTGTGACGTTTATGTACTGACCTATATATGTAGAGGCAGCGGCGGTAAATATATTAGCGTCAGACCCGCTGTGCTTTGCTGTTATTGTCATGTTGCCAGATGTCGCTGACGGTTCTAGGTGATCATGTGAAACGCCAGTGTTATAACTAGACCCAGTTGTTGCCGTTAAGGTAAACGCAAATTTTGGCACAAAATCAAATGTAATTGTGCTAGCAGTCCAAGTGCTGTCGCCCGCACCCCGCACAATTTTTGTTGGTGCCAAATCCTCATGCACTACAATTATTGTGTCTGCTGATTGAACCCAATTCATTTGAGGCAAGATAGCGCTGGTAAGACTAGCCACAGCTAAAAAATTATTGCCGCTGCTGTTAATGTTGGTAATTAACGAGCCGTCTTTGAATACATACATTTTACCGGGCGTAAAAACCAGCATATAACTGTCAGATATGCTAAATTCAAACGACACCATACGCACTGCGTTTGCTGCGCCGCTGTCAAGCTCTGCAACAAACTTGGTGCCATCACGCCGCTTTGCCCCACCCTGTGGCTGGATGCTCACATTCCGCGCAGTTGACAGGCCAGACTTATATTGGCTGATGTCAGTGCGCGACCGCAGCTTTGGGTCTAGCTCGCCAGCGGTAAAGTCATTCTGGATTTGGATAATGCGGCTCATGCTAGAACCTTATATCTGAAATCGGAAACTCTTGTATTTGCTGTGCCGGGCGGTCAGCGCCGTCAATGTTAATAGACACACGAACCAGACCACCGCGCATATTCTCAGACGGTGATCCATAAGCCTTTGCGTGGTAATAATCAGCTTTGGCTATCTGGTCAGTGATTGGCTCAGCAAACTCTGCCGCCAAAGCCATTTTTAACAACCGCACAAAATACGGCGGGAAAATAGCTGGTTCTGGCCGGAACTGGTAATCAATCCAAATGCTTTCGTAGTTTGTGTAAAGGCCAAGATTGTAAACCTCAAAATCGCGAACAGTATTTGCGCCGACAGAGCTTGTGTTAAACACAGCCTTTGGGTTGCCGAGGATGTCGCCCGGCAGCGCATAGGTATATTTCCATTCGTTAATTGGTGTGCTGGCAAGCTGCGCTAATTGCACTTTTTGCACAGACCAAGAATAAGCATACTGCATCAAGAGCGTGTCGCGAACATCGTCATATAAACGATCAGCAACTTGCGCTTCATCAGTGCCGGTGGCAAATGATGATAGGGGCGCGGCACCTAACATAATCAAAGCATCAGAACAAATTGATAGTTTGGTATCACCAGCCGCCATTGCGTTACTCCAAAATAGGGAAAGGGAGCCGGTTGCCCGGCTCCACTTAGATTAGTCTGCGTCAGCGACAGACACTGCCGTGCCGTCTGATACGTCAACAACACCAGATGCGTTTGACAGAACAACAACGATTGACATTGTTGGAGTTCCGCTGTCGTGAACAAAGATCACATCACCAACTGCCACTGTGTCTGACAAGTCGTTGAAATATCCGGCTGTGTTCACAGTCGCAATCGCGTCTGCTGATGTATAGGTGTACATTGATGGGGCGTTGCCCTTCTTTGCTGCACCAATAACATTCCATCCTGCTGAAGAGAAAGCCATTACTAATCTCCTTTCTATTCAGTCGCTGAGATTTTGACAATACCATCGTCATCAATGGCAACCGCACCAGCGGAGAACATTGAAGAAACGAGGAATGACGTTTTCTCAGGAACGTAGTTGATTTCAGACTTTTGGTTCATGCCAATGCCCATACCGATTGCATCGCGATGGAACGCAAAGCAAGTGCGGGTTGATGGGATAGGCAGGCCACCTTCATCACGATCACCAAGTGTGATGAATTTAAAGCCGAGGAAGGTGTCAAGCTCGCCTGTTGAGAGAGCCTTCACAGTAGCAAAATCGCTGCTGGTTAGTTCTGTCTCATCAAGTAATGCTGACAAACCGTTTGCGTGAATAATCATGCAGCGGCCTTCTGCTGGTACGTTTTTCACATCCAGAGCCTTTTTAGCTGCAAGCAGCTTTGCAAGGTTCATGTTTGTGCCTGAACCACCAACAGTTGTTGCCACAGTCGATGGTGAGGAAGCTGCATTGAGTGCATCAATAACAAGCTGATCCATACGACGACCAATAGCTGCCCCGACTACTTGCACCAATTCACGGCGCTCGTCAAAATTGACTTTCTGCTGTGAAAAGATGTCGCTGTATTCAGCAGCGATAAAGTCGGACATTGTTGCTGTGACTTGTGAGTAAGTCACATTAAGAGGGGTCACGTCAGTTTGCGGAACGCGAACTGTTGCGGTGCCTTTTCCGATCTTTGGAAATTTCACCTGATTGCCTTCGACACTTGTTCTTTCGCGAGTTACGCCAGCCAAAGCACGAGATGCTTGATAAGCCTGCTTCACTTCCGCATCGAACAACTGCACAAAAGCATTGGAAATGCCTACTGCCATTTTCCTATTCCTTTGTAAAAGTTAAAACACGATTAGCGCCTAGCAGGTATCCTTTCGGGCTGCGGCTTGGGCATACACGCTACGCCCCCAAGCGTTTGCGACAGGTCGAAAGACGATTGTCTGTCAATAGGGATTATATGTAAAAAAGAGAGAACTGTAAACAGTTCCCTCTTGACCTTTATGTTGGCGAGTATTCTTCGTTGCCAAAAGCCTGCTCAAACATTTTCTCAACCTTCATTCTATAGCTTGGGTCTGTTTGATACTCAGGCTTTCCGACCATTGCCATCAACTCTTCTTTTGATGGCGCACCGGCCATAGGCGCAACGTCTACCGGGATAGCCTTGTCGCCATAATAGCTGCGAACTTTTTGCAAAGCCCTCATGCCCTCGGCTGTACCACCCATAATCTTGAACTCTTCAAAATCAGTCTCAGACCAAACGCCCTTGCGGACTAGGCTCGATGCCCAGTCAGACATTGACTTAATGATTGCGTCAGCATTGTTGCCCAGTTTTTCGTATTCTTCTTTATATGAAATCTCGGCTTCTTGTGCTTCATTGCCAGCCATTGCAATAAACTTACCGGCAAGCTCTTCAAACGCCGACTGGCTAATCCCATTATCTTTAGCCCAGTCTTTGTATGCTGTATAAAGCTCGTCATCTTCTGGAATACCAGCATCGGCAAATACGGTTTCATCGTACTCTTCTGGGGCTTTATGCTTTCCTTGGCTAAACTTTTTCTGCAACTCAGAATAAGCCTTTGCCAAATCTTCGCCGGTATTAAACTTTTCTGGCAACCACTCAGGCTTTCCCTCTTCTGTTGCCGCCTCTGACGCTACTGCGTCACTAGAAACTGTCTCGCCATCAGGCTTAACGTGTGAGATTGTTTCTTCTGCTTGCTGTTGGTTATCGTCACTCTCAACTTGAGCATCGGCCAACAGACCATCAGTTTCGTTCATAGTGATCTCGCTCTTTTCATGCGCCGCTCAATTTCCCTGACCAGACTGTTCTGGCCTTCGCGAGCATAGCCGTGGCTGGCCTCTTCGCCGGGATACCACGTTGGCTGCTCTATCGTCAGTGCGCGTAGATGGGTGAGCAGCTTTGCCCCATCGTCACTGGCGAACACGCGCAAATAGAGACGATCAATATCGTCTTTATCTACTTGCTGTTTTTCTGCAATCTTAGGGTCTACAAAACGTAGACCATCCCAACCGTCTGGGATCATCCTTATACCCCTTCTGGCGGTGCCTCACCTTCTGGCATTTCACCGGCCTCTGCTTGTGCCGCCATCTGGGCGGCTTCCATTGCCTGCTGCATCATCATCTCGCGTTCTTCTGGAGATGTACGCAACTCAGCCGGGATACCCAGCTTGTCGGCAACATAATCTGCAATGCTGCCTGTCTTAACAGCCATCTGGCCTTCTGGGCCAAGGGCTGACGACATTTGAACCCATTGCATAATCTTTTCGATGTCGCCCATATTTTGCGCTTGTGCAATAGGGCTAACAGGTGTGACCTTAACCTCAAGGCCGTTGACGCGCAGTGGCATCTCAATCAAGCCGCGCTCGTCCATCACATACAAGATACGCGCAATCATTGGAACCATAGTCTCGGTAATCAAACGACCAAAAGCGGAGCCAAGGTTCTGCGCCAGTTCTTTCATGCGTTCTGCAATCTCTGTTGCAGACCTTGCGCTCATATTGTCAGGCGGCAGTGTGTCATCGAGCAAAATCTTTTTGACGTTCATACGCAAGTCATTGATCACGATCTGCGACACATTAAAATCGCCAGAACGTGGCATCTGGCGCAAGCTTTCGCCCTGCGGGCCACCGTTACGCGCCACTGGGATAATTGCACCCGGCGCAATGCGTATTGCCTGCGGGTTTAAAACGCCGTCATCAGCGGCAGTGTAGACACCGGCAATCGACAAGCTGGCATTTTTAAGCAGCAACTCTAGTGTCTTGTTTAGCGTCTTGATGTCTGGGATTGCAGTAACCAGCGGCCCGCGACCATAGACCTCACCGGCCACTTTCATGTAACGCGCCACAATCCAAGGACTAGATTTCATGTAACGCTTCAATAGCTCGGCTTTGCCTTCCGGCCAAATGACATGATAGCAATACTCACCCATCTCGGGCTCATACAGTGTCGCCTCAATAAGCTCGATTTCTTCGGTTGGCTTCTCGTCAATCATGCGCTGCATACGTTCTGGGATTTCAGCATCTAACCAATGCTGGCTGATGGCCTCACCTTTCATGCGCATACGCCGGTAAACATTATCGACCTTACCGTGCGCTCCCTCTTCAATGGCAACCAGATACTGCGGCACGGCGGTGAAGCGGATTGGCGTTAGTTCATCGCCGGGCTGGATCAACATACAAGCCGTGCCGACTGCAAGATCAAGCAAGAACTCACCCATAGCCAAATCAAAGTTAGATTGGCGCAGCACACTAAACATTGTGTCGCTGTACATATCCAGCGCCATTTGCGCTTCAATGCGCCGCTCTTCTGGGATTTCCGGCCCCGGCTCTAACCGGCACCACGGTGCATAAGGCGGGAATAAACCCGATTGGATGCGGTTGGCAAACCGCTGCGTCGCGTTAATAGCCGTGCTATCGAACACGCGAGCCATTTTGTTTTGCCCCGGAGAGCCACCGCCCTCGTAATAGCCATCGTAAAGATTGCGCTGCGGCAAGCCAAACTCATAACAATCTTCGTAAATCTGCCGCCAATTGTCTTTGCGGCGCTGCGCAATGTCGTGACGTTTTAGGATTTCCTCAACACTACGCATTTGCTTTATTCCTTTTACTTATAGCTGCGGACTTCTTTTTGGCGTCTGCTTTGGAG